CTCGTAATAGCGTCGATGATAATAAAGACAATCATTGTTCTCATGGTCTGCACGTTGGTAGCTATGATTATGCAAAGGATTGGGCTGGTAATACTGGTCATCTACTGATGGTCGAATTCGATCCTTCTGATGCGGTCAGTGTGCCTACTGATTGTAACTTCCAGAAGCTTCGCGTTTCTAAGTACAAGGTTATTGGTGAGGTTCCATTTGAGCGTATCAAGGATGAAGCTCCATTGAATGAGCCTTATTATAACACTGACGAGAAGATTGATATTGATGATGAAGATGATGATTGTGATGATGACAATTGCGGCTGCAATCTCAATGAAGGATATAATTACAGTGACTCTACTTATCTTGCAATCAAGAATTATGTCGAAGGACGTATTGAGGCAAGTTCGCCGCCCACTATCAAGCAGATTCAATCTCGTTTGAAAGGAATTCATATCACCTGTGTTGAGATTAAAGAAATTTGTCTTGAGTTGGGATTTGATGTAGAAGAAGATGAGAATATTTCTTTGAGTGATTCAAAAGTTAGTTAATAAATAAATCGGGCCGCGCAAGCATAGATGGCGATGCAGGGGTTTTGTAAACCTCAGAGCAGAGTTCAAGTCTCTGGCGTGGCTCCAATTTTATGAAAAAAAGCTTGTATAAAGAAGAAATCATTAAGTTAAGATCTGAGGGTAAGACATACTCAGAAATTGCAAGCATCTTAAAATGCTCAAGGACATTGATAACATATTTTCTAAATGTTAATTATCAATCAAATCATCAAAATCGGTCTAAGACTTTTAAAAAGACTAATAGATTTGCTAAAAAACAAGAAGTAAAAAATAAGTTTGGTGGAAAATGTCAAATCTGCTCATACGATAAATGCCAAAATGTATTGAGTTTTCATCATCTTCCCGGTACAGATAAAAAGTTTACTATTTCAGATGCGATAGTAAGAAAAAGAAAAAGTGAACAAGAGTTAATTGATGAATTGAAAAAATGTATTTTGGTTTGTGCGAATTGTCATGGTGAGATTCACGCTGGTTTGATCGAAGTTTCCAAGGATGACTTCAAAAACCCCTTGACAATCGATGAAAGTATGGTAGATTGATCGCGTTCTTTAAATTTCGCGGGTTGGAGAAGAGGTCATCTCGTCACGCTCATAACGTGAAGATCATCGGTTCGAATCCGATACCCGCTAAATTTCCCCTTGACAATCGGTGAAAGTGTGATAGATTGTCGATGTTCTTTTACAATTTTAAATTAATTATATTCGTAACAATATCTAAATATTTTTGCGCGTTAGACGGCTTAAAATAACTAAGGCTAGAAACATCTATTATGCATAATTCTATTTCTCGCTCCAAACAAGCTTGAAATTTGCGGCGATCATTATTTTGGATTGATTTTAATTGATCTACTCCATATATTGCCTCATAATGAAAAATGCCATTTAGTTCAAAAGCCAATTTTAAACTTGGTATATATATATCTAGTTCAGAGTTAATAGCATCTTTACGGTTAAAATGAAATTCTAAATTTGGATACTTTGAAATTAAATGCGTTTCTAAAAATTTTTCTAATTTAGATCTTCTGTAGCCATGAGTTTTATGAGTGTTATTGTAAGTCGCAGCACAAGATGACGAGCAAAAAGAATTAGGATACTTTTTTATTTGATTAATTCTTTTAAGAAAAGTTTTTTCGCAGTTCTTGCATTGAATATGAACTTTTTGAGAATAAGCTTTAGATTTGCATTGCAAAGAACAATGATGTTTTCTATTTGGGTACAATTTTAATTGAGATTTAACAAATTTTTGTTGCTTTGAATAGATTTTATCGCATATATCACACTTAATAGGTATCATGTCTGAATATTTGTGATTTAAAAGTTCTTTTTCAGATATTAAAATCATATAATATAGTTTACACGGTAGAAGTCGAAATGGGAAATTTCACTTTTACCCTTGACACTAATGGTTTTTTGAGGCATTCTCAACACGTTCTTTAAATCGGGATCGAAGCTTTAAAGTGAAGCAATAAACTTTTAATTTATTGAAGAGGGAGCGTTACCCTCCGGTCCTACCATTTTTATTTTTGAGTAAAGAGTAAGAATATGTTTCTTGTCCGGTAAATATATTCTGAAATATAATTGGAATTATACTTTACTCATTACTTTTGTTCTTTTACAATTTTAAGCAGTGAAGTCACTTATGTATTAACGTGTGTTAATTATATAAGATTGGAAATACGTTTCCCGCTGCTTAATATTTTTAATATGTAGTAGTTTCTATGGGCCGTTAGCTTAAACTGGACTTAAAGCAGCGTTCTCATAAAGCGTTGATTGTCGATTCGATCTCGACACGGCCCACAGAGACTATTGCATATTTCTTGTTCTTTTATATTTTAAATCTATTATGTCAGTAATTATTTTGACAAAGCTTTGAACTTTTTCGGGCTTAAAATAATTTATGCTTGAAACATCTATAATGCATAATTCTATTTTATTCTCTAAGCAAGCTTGAAATTTTCGATTATCATTGTTTTGAGTTCTTTGAAGTTTTTCTAAACCATAAATCGGTTCATAATGGAAGATTCCATTCAACTCAAAAGCTAATTGCAAATCTGGAATAAAAATATCTAATTCTGCATTAATCGCATCAATTCTATTAAAATGAAATTGTAAACTCGGATATTTTATAGGTAAAATTTCAGATAAATATACCTCAAATTTAGAGCGGCGAGTTCCTTTAGTTTTATGAGTGTTATTATACTTTGCGGAACAAGAACGATTACAAAATGAATTAGGATGTCTTTTGAGTTGATTAGCTATTTTTAAAAATAATTTTCCACATTGTTTACAGTTGACTTCAATCTTAGTTTTAAGCGTTTGAGCTTGACATTTATTAGAGCAATAATGATTAATTCGACCATGTATTTTATGATCACTTTTTATTTGAGATTGTCTTCTTTTAAATAAAGATTGACAGTAATTGCATTTTACATCTATTAAGGCTGAAGGTTTATATTGATCGATATTTTCTATAGGTATTAAAAGCATATACTATATATACATCATAAGATATGAAATGTGAAATTCAATTCTTATAAGGTTGACAAATGATTAATATCTAATATAATAGTGCAAGATTTTGTTGTGGGTGAAGCTGGTAGTCTAGCGCAGTGGCTTATAACCGCTGAGTATTGGGGCAGAACCAACATCCACAACCAATTTTTTATCGGTCCATTGGTCTAGTGGTTATGACGCTGCCCTTTCAAGGCGGAGACGAGAATTCGATTTTCTCATGGACTACCAAGTTTTTCCTCTTGACAGAGGGCATAATCTCTAGTAGATTGTGCGTGTTCTTTTTATGGGGGTATAGACCAGCGGAAGAGTCAACAGACTTAGAGTAAGTTGAGTGCTTGAAGAGAAATCTTCAAAGTAGAAATCGTCAAATTCGGGGAAACCTTTAAAATGGCAATCCCGAGCCAAGTGAGATTAATTTATTAATCTTAAAGGTGTAGAGACTTAACGGCGATCATCTAAAACAGAAATGTCATGATGAAGAGAAAGTCCAGACCACAAATCAGCAATGAGCAACGAAAGTTGTAGTGGTACGAAAATCTGTAAAGCGATGGTTCGAATCCATCTACCCTCACCACTTTTGTTCTTTATAAATTTTCCAACACGATGCACCCGGCTTCCAAGAGCTAACCCATGATAACAGACTTGGAAATCTGTTACGGACGGCATACGAGGAAATATTGCGGTTTGGGAGTAATTACCCAAGCCGCAATACAATTTTGCAGCAATGAGGACAGTCGTCACTAAGACGTAATCTGGGGTACTGGGAAATCTCGGTATATCAGATAACTGAGTGACCTGATCTGCAATCCAGACAGTGCCGCCCAAGTGATAATGGTTCCAGTCACTTTACACTGCGACAAAAATGGGCAATAATTTTTATTCGATGTCAGCAAGCTCATTATGCTGAAGAAAGATATCTCATTTGCAAGTGAGATAGTCGTGGAGAGTGAGTGGGTTGATTTATAGTCATGATATCTGATTATAGGTTTTAAAATAATTGAAAGATTTCCCTTAAACCAACATCGAATAATCCCTTTTACAAGCAACCCCTGTTGAGGGTGGACCAAAATGGCAACAACCAATCGCTGAAATAACAAACAATATGGTGAATACGCGACATGGAAGCTTGTAAATTTCTCGCTAGAAGGACAAGGGGCTTCATGCCCCGTTCTGGAAACAGACTTACTTCTAGTGGGATTTTACTTTCATATATGAAAATTGTAATAAATAAATGTTTTGGTGGCTTTAACCTTAGCGAAGAAGCTGTTCTTTTATACGGCAAGAAGAAAGGACTTAACATAATTGTCGTAAGAGATAAGATTATGAAAAGTCTTCACCACTATTACTTGGATGAAGTAAAAGATGGCAATTATTTTTCAGATCGTGATATCCAAAGAAATGATTCTGTTCTAATTGAAGTTGTAGAAGAACTTGGCGGAAAAGCAAATGGTTTTTGTTCTGAATTAAAGATCGTTGAGATCCCTGATGATGTTGAATGGATCATTGAAGAGTATGACGGGAAAGAGTGGATTGCAGAAGATCATCGTCGCTGGAGTTAATTTATGCCAAAAGTAATTATCGCGCCAGAAGGTGGCTGGGAAGATAACACTTATTATCATGTTGAAGCCAGCTTCCACGATGATGACCCTATTAAAGGATATGTTTTTAGTTCTTTAAATCTTAAAAAAGATAAGCCAACAAATGGGTATTTTTTAAATACTGAATTTAATTATAATCATGCTATTTATT